TACTTATGGTTAATTCCTTTCTCACAGGAACAACACGGCTTTGAGGTTGAGAACCTCTGTGTTGTGCAAATGTGAATATACCCCATTATAAAGTTTATATTCACATCTGACTATTTCATTCCTTTCTCACGGGAACAACACAATATTGTTGATAATGATGGAGTACCCGTCTCGCTCCAATCTTAACAGCTTTCCTGAGTTTTATGAGGCCTCGGCTGAAAGGGTGATGAATTCCGATTCCATTCTGGATTGTCGACATCCGTTGAGTGGGGAAAACCATTATCAATTTCTTTATTGACGGGGAGTAAGTCACCAACCACTAATACTTACTCCCCACCTTCTGTAGTCCGTACGGGAATCGAACCCGTCTTTTATCCGTGAAAGGGATATGTCCTAACCGATAGACGAACGGACCAAATTGGTAGTTTTACTCGGACTATTACACCATCGCGGTCTTTACTCCGACTATTATCTACCTTGTAGTCCCTGTAGGATTCGAACCTACGACTTCTTGCATGTAAGGCAAGAGCTCTACCACTGAGCTAAAGGACTGTATTTTTTTACCAACATGTCAAAGACCTCTTTTTGTTTCTTTCAACAGTACAAAGATACTACTTTTTTTTGAACCGCCAAACCTAAAAACAAAAAACCCCAAACTTTTCTACAAAGTTCGGGGTTTAAATATTCTGTTACTACTAACTTACTATTAACCTAAATCTAATTCCGAACCACAATTTTGCCCATGACGATACCAGCTACAAATCTCTTGTTGCTTAAACGACGATATATGGACCATTGTTGTTCTCATTGTTTATAATTATACACAATATACTAAAAGTTTTAGTTTTGTCAAATAAATTTTTTAAAGTATTTATAAAAAGATGAAAACATTAAGACAAATTATTAAAGAAGAGTTATTAGTTGAGAAAAGAATTGCCCAAATAGGAGCTTCTTTAGAAGTTTTATTTTCATTTGATGTTAATAGAACATCTCACGCATTTGATAGAGCGGTTAGAGATGATATTATAGGTTATAATACAAGACCAATTGTAAATGCTGAAATCAAAGAGATTATTAGTATGGCAAAAAATGAAATCGCACAAAAAATAGTTAGCCAAGAAATTAAAACAGAAGAACCATTTGTAGTTAATCTTTAAAATGGGAATTGGCAATGGCAATTACTCCTGTTCATATATCAGGGACTTATTGGGAATTAATTATTAAAACTGTGTTTAGAGAATCTAAATATGACCCGTTTAGAGTTGGTAAAGACCAATTAGTTATTACTTTACAAGACGTATAAAAAAAAGGGTAACACTAGTATCTGAATCGTTCCCGTGTCACCCATTTTGTAATTGAGCTTGTGTATCTAAATCGTGCTCCTCAATCACAGTACAAAGATAAGCAAAAATTTTAATTCACAAAATTATTTTTAATAATTTATTTGATGGTCCTGTTTAATAGTCATACTCTGGCCAACAATAACATTTCTTTTACCTTTTGTCACTGAGTTAACATAATGAGGATGGGTTAACCCACCTGGAAATATAACAATATCTCCTTCGTTTAGACGATATTGTACATTTTGTCTTGGGAATACCAACTCACCACCTTCATAATCATTATCCAATCCTCCAACCATTGTTATATTACTAAAATCCCAATGAACTGATTGTGAACCTCCCGCATATGTTTCAGGAGAATAGTATAACATATATAAATCTCTCCATATTGTTTTAACATATTCTTTTAAAGATTTGATGGTTTCATAATTAACATTAAACCCAACATTATTTTCAACATCATAGATTTTAAAGTATTCTTCAAGATAATTGTTTTCAATTTTTAAAAACCAAAAATCATTTATTTTGTGAAATAAACTCATATCTAACTTATCAATATCAATCCTTATTTGAGTGTCATTACCTCTAAGTTTTAATAATTCAGAAATAATGTCTTTAGGTATGATTCTTTCAAAAACAAAAATATCAGTATCTATTTTAATCATATACTGTCTTGAATATTAAAATTAATTACACATCTATGACTTTTACCATAAAATGGTTTAACTGAATGTACAATATCGTATGGCCAAATAATCAACATACCTTTTTTTGGTCTAAGAAAATGTGACATACCTCTAACATGGAATGTAAATACACCACTATATGGATGGTCAGCAATTGGTTCACCGTCAGACAAATAATATCCTCCAACAAAATTTAAAGGAGTTTCTTCGTCAGGAGACCAACGACAATGATTATGTTGATTATGACCTCGACCTTCAGTTGGGTTATAATATTGAATCCAACTTTCTGTTATATTTGGATTATTGTTGTTTTTTAGTCCTAATGAATTAATTAACTCCAAATAACCGTCCTCACACCTTTTCTTAATTGTTTTAACACATTGTTCATCTCTATTAAGAAAGTCGTTTGGCGGTGTCCAAAAACGACTACCAATTGGGTTATACTCTGTAGGCTCAACCCACATGTCCCTTCTGTCGTAGTTTACAAAATAATTTGATTGTCTTTCCAAATCGTATTGCTCAGGTAATTCCTGACCCATTAATTTTTGTTGAGTACTTAAAGTATTGAATCCCAAATTAAAAACCTCATCATGTAATTCATGGTCATCAAAAATCTTCATGTATACAGGAATTGGAGCAAGGTGAAATATATTGCTCTGATTTGTTGAAACTAAAGGTGACTGTACATACATATTTACATTTTTTTGTACCCCAAGTCGGACTCGAACCGACACGTCATAAGACAAATGCTCCTAAGGCATTCGCGGCTACCATTACGCCATCGGGGTATATATCATTATCGCTTCAGCCACATCGAGGAACACGCCTCCCCCGCGTTGTTTAAGTGTATAACTTGCGCCGTATCTCACTGAGGTACGATAATGATATTGTATCCCCGACAGGATTCGAACCTGTGACCTACTGCTTAGAAGGCAGTTGCTCTATCCAGCTGAGCTACGGAGACATTTTATTTTGTACCTGGGGCGGGAATCGAACCCGCACGGACATTACTGTCCACAAGATTTTAAGTCTTGCGTGGCTACCGATTACACCACCCAGGCGAATACATTTAAGAACTATGGTACAAATATAATAGATAAAATTGATTGCTACAAGCTATAGTGCAAAACTTTCTTCATATAATGTATCCATCGCATCTTCTTCAACATTTATTGTGTGGTATAATGTGACAGTTCCATCATTGAAATTAAAAATGAATTTACCGTCAGAGCCCTCATTGATTTCCCATCCGCCAAAATTACTTTCAAGTACTCTATAACACCAATCCTCAATATGAGCAGGTACTGCGTCTCCTGTTGGTTCAAAAGAACTTTCAATATAACCTGAGTCACCACCACCATTATATGGTAATTCTAAAATACCGTCGTTTGGTACCTCAACATCAGAAAATAACCCCTCATCATCCCATTCTTTAAATCTTTCTTTATCATCTGTAGAGTCAAATTCAATTACGTTTTCACCTCCTCTATCATAATAACCCCAATAATGTGAAATTGAAATTTCTTTATCGTCAACATCAATATTGATTTCAAGTTTTTGATAATTCATCATATCAATATCAGGGACAGTAAAAAGATTATCCTCATCAACGTGATTGATTAATTTTTTCAAAATAGGTATTAATCCGTCAGGGATGTCTGCAGAATAATTGTTCGCAAAATGTGTGATGTATTTCCATTGAACCTCCTGAGCACTAAAATCATATGCTTCACTCTCAAGTTCAAATTCAATTAAACCATCTTTCATACCCAAAGAACCCAAGTAATTACAAACTCGGTTTAAGTATTTTTTTTCGTCTGTTGTTAAAATATTTTTCATATCAATAAATATCAATCTTCAATTTTAAGGGTCCTCAACATCCATTGAGGTCGTTTATTTTCTGAAATATTAGTCACCCATTCTTTTGCAGATGGGATATAATTATTACAATCTTCTTTAACATGTTGTTCTCCAACATATCTTGTGTATACTATCTTACCATCACTATTTAAAAATTCAGGACCAAACCTTTTTTCCATTTCAAAAATACCTTCACTATGATGTCTAAACATTCTATGTAAAGAATCTCCAAACCATCCTTTAGTTTCATCCATCCATTCGTGTAAATGAATATAATCTTCTGGTTTTCCACCAAACTTTTTGGCGGATGATTTTGCGTGTAAATTAGGGTGTGCCATCTTTCCAATAATCTTTATTATAATTATATTTTTTAAATTGACTTTCAGTCCTTGAATAAACAAAATCAGCTAACTCTTGACTGTAAAATGATTGCCAAGGAATTTCAATACCATGTTCAAATTTAAATGAATTTTTTCTTATTTTGTTTTCAAAACAATCTTCAAGTAATTCCATATTATTTTTAATGAACCACATATTTTTTAAATCTGATTCTAAAAATTCTGTCCTAAGATAAGCGTCAGGTTCTTTTGGTATTTCACTTAACGAATGGTCTAAATAAACTGTATAGTAATTTAAATGTTCATTTTGTTTATCTAACGCGCTTTTAATCCATGATGGAAAAACTTCAATATCAAAACTGATTTGTTTATGAATACAAAATAATTTAAATAAAGAAACTAATCTAGGATATGGGTGTCTAATATTTACCACTAAAAAGTAATTCTCTTTATCCTTTCTAACAATTAACCCATGGTTATCATTTAAATTTGAAAATTTTAATAATTTTTGGATTTCACCACATGACCTAGATGCAGTTCTCATTGGATTTAACCAAACAACTTTTAATTCGTCATTATATCTCATAGTGGAGCTAGTGAGAATCGAACTCACCTCAGAAACATTGCAAGTGTTTCTCGCCAAGCCTTGGTACATGTAACCCCTTGTTGAGCCTCCTGTCGGAATCGAACCAACGACCTACTGATTACAAATCAGTTGCTCTACCAGCTGAGCTAAGGAGGCATTGTAGTGGACGCAAGCTCATCACTTGCTCATGGGCTTCCACCGAGCCCCTTTTGCGGTCCCACGGAGAATCGAACTCCGAACTCAGCCGTGACAGGGCTGCATTATAGCCGTTTAACTATGAGACCAATTGTCCCCACCTGAGATTATAGTGAGTAGATTTTAACGGTTTTTTCGTCTTGAAAAAACATATCCCCTATTATCGTGTACAACCCCAAATAGGTTAACCGTAAGATAGGTCTTTTTCATTAGTGTCTTACCACATAAAAAAAGTCAAACATACTCGGTGGGTTTGTTAAGTCCATTCTCCGAGAACCCCCTCTATAAAGTCGTGGAAGGCTACAACTATACCATTCTTAAGTAACGGTACCAAAACTATTGGGTATCTCTTACCCTTTGAGCGAATGAGAGGAATCGAACCTCCGTCTCCTACTTGGAAGGAAGGAGTAATGACCATTATACGACATTCGCAATTGCGTCCCCTCAAGGATTCGAACCTTGGACCTATTCGTTAACAGCGAATTGCTCTACCGCTGAGCTAAAAAGACGATTGTCGGGGTGGCAGGATTTGAACCTACGACCTCTTGGTCCCAAACCAAGCGCGATACCGAGCTACGCTACACCCCGTCTATTTTTATTTTCCCATAAACCAAAGAACACTACAAAGGTAATCAAAAAACCTTATAAAACAAAAAACCCTGAACTTTATGTGTTCAGGGTTTTTAAATTTGGCTTCATTACTACCATTATTTAACATCTGAACACGAGCATAGATTCCCTGTACCGTCGTTTGTCGGTGTTAAAGCTAATCTATTAAGCGTGTTTAATGTTGTCATAATGTTATAAATAGTAATAAAAATTAAAAAATCAAACCCTAAAGGTATTTTTTAAACAAATCTTGTAAAATTTTATCATCTTCTTGAGATATACGATAATAAGATTCACTTAATTTATTCATTTTTTCAAGGAATTCTTCCTCTAAATTTCCTCGACGAACTTCAGTCGTATTACGAACTGTTTGAGGTAGATGTCCCGCATCAATTAACTCATCAATAAGTTCTTTAATTTCGTTTTTGCTGCATTCTGAGACAAACTCATAAGGTTCAACCTCAACATAACTGGTAAAATCTGGCATAGTTTATTTATTTAAAATGTTAAAAATTTTTCTTTGAGTTATTCGTTGTCGTAATCTTCCTCATAACTTTCAATTTTGTCCTCAACGTATTTACGAATTTTTCTCATGTTATCCAATAATTCCAATCTTAGTTTATGGAACTCTTCATCTTTGATTTCCTCAAATGAGCTGTAATGTTCAAAACAATAATCCATACCTTCATCTCTCATTCGGTAATCTACCGCTTGCCAATTTTCTAATTCTTCTTCTGTCATAAATTTTCTTTTTCTAATTTTCTTTCTAAACCTGAAATAATATAAGACGCTGTCATGTAATTTGTTGCAAGTGGTGTATTATACACATTACAAATTCTTAATAACATATTAACATCCACTTGGTGGGGATGAACCTCCAACGGGTCGATAAAAAACACAACACCTGAAATTTCACCATCAGCAATCATTGACGCAATTTGAGCATCACCACCAAGTGGACCCGATTTCATACATTGAACATCTAATCCAGCATGTTCAATATGTCTTCCTGTTGTTCCTGTCGCAATAACGTCAACTTTTTTAAAGAAGTCCAATCTTTTCATAATGAAAGCAACCATATCGGCTTTCTTACCATCATGAGCAATAACAGCAATTTTCATTTTTTTATTCATTTGTGGACCAGCCTGGGCTCGAACCAGGGACCTACGCATTATGAGTGCGGTGCTCTAACCAACTGAGCTACAAGTCCGATTTTATTTTAAAACAATATTAAGTCTCCCAAATTATTGTCATATTCATCATCCCAATTACAAGATAATTCATTATCTAATCCATCCATTAAAGTTACATCAAACTCTTTTATATCTTCCAACTCTTCAGTTGTGTACGTAAATTTTTCTTTAGGGTCATTTTTCATAGCACAAATATAGTAAGAATTTTTAGTTTTCAAAAGTTTTTTAAGATATTTATAAGAGACGATAATAGACAAAATAAAATTGTGTCTTTTGGAAATTGAGAACAACGGTGTGATGAGAAGTGGAAAATCTCGAACCATAAACAACAACTAAATCAAGGTATATTTAAAAAGGGGTGAAATAATTTCGTCCCTTTTTTTTGTTTTATACTCAAAATAACCTATTCTTGTGAAAAGAGGTAAATATGAATAATGTATTAGTATTAAATTACGATTATACCCCGTTAAATGTAACGAGCACAAGAAGAGGGTTTATATTGGTTGATAAGGGAAAGGCTGAAATTGTAAAATCAGATGAAAATCCAATATATGCAGGTTATACCACCTATATAAGACCACTTATTATTAGATTGTTAAGTTACATCAAATTCAATAGAAAATCAACAAGGGTTAACAGAGCAAGGATTTATAAAAGGGATAACTACGAGTGTGTTTATTGTGAATCAAAAAAACAATTAACATTAGACCATGTAATTCCAAAATCCAGAGGTGGAGGTAATGAGTGGACTAATCTTGTAACCTCATGTTTTAAATGTAACCTTAGAAAAGGTAATAGAACTCCTGAAGAAGCAAATATGGTAATGAAGAAAAAACCATACGTACCATCAATGATGAATGAAAATGTTGCGTTAAATAAAGCGTGGGATGATTATCAAAAATCATTTGTTTCTTAAAAAAAATTATTAGATTTTATTAAATGAATTTTATGAAAAGAGAAACAAAATTAGAAATTGGATTGATATTAACAATCTTATTATGTATTTCTTTAGGTGTTCAATATGGTAATGAGGGGAACAAAAGAATTAAACTTGAAAATTCCGTGATTGAAAACCGAATTATTATTGATAGTTTGAACGATGAGTTATTTAACACAAGTGTTGAATTATCAAGACATGAATTGACTTTGGATACAATTCTAAAAAAATATCCAAAAATAAACAAAGAATACGAAGAGTATTATAATCACGAAACAGAATAAAATGGAAGAAAATCATTTAAACCCAAACGAAGAAGGTTATCAAGATAACCCACAAGACTTACTTAACTCATCAATGTTATTTGCAAGAGCTTTAGGATTAATTTTTAAAGAAAATGAAGGTATCGTTGTTGACGTTAAAGGTGATGTTATGTTAGCGGATGATGTTAAAAAAGTAATCATCTTTAAACAAAACAATCAAATCCACATTTTTAAATGTGAAGAAGATGTTGAAGAAGGAATGGCGGTTAATTTAGGTCCAAACACCGAAGAAACTCAAGAACCTGAAATAACACAAGAATAAATTTTAAATTAATATTATTGAATGAGGACATTAGGATTTTCTGTTGGACACGATAAAGGTGCCGTTATTATTGAAAACGGTAAAGTCGTTGTTGGTATAACACAAGAACGATTATCAAGGATAAAACATGACGGTGCATATCAAGGAGGAAAACTTCCTTATGAATCAATCATTTATTGTTTAAATTATTTGGGTATTACTATAAAAGATATTGATTCTTTTGTTTATAGTACTACAGAGCTTAAAGATGATGTTGAGGAACAGTTTAAAATTTATTTTGGTGATAGACCTTTTAATCTTAAATTTATTCCTCACCATTTAGCTCACGCCTATTCAAGCTTTTTTAGTTCAGGATTTGAAGATGCTGCGGTTATAGTTGCAGACGCATCAGGTAGTATTTTAAATCATTTAAATAAATTACCTAATTGGTATCCTGATTTTGAGACTAAAAATTTGGACCTAAATGAAGATTGGACAGAGGGGATATCAATTTATCATCTAACCAAAAAAACATTTAAAGAAGTTTATAAAAAATGGATAAAATATCCAGTTCCATTAGAAACTGATGATGATGTTTCTGTCGGTACATTATATTCCGAAGGTTCATTACAATTAATATACGAACCAAATGAACATACTTGGCCTGCAGGTAAACTAATGGGATTAGCGTCTTACGCTAATCAAGATATTGTAAATGAGGCACCTCACTATATTGTTGAAAAAGATGGTGATATTTTTATTCCAAATAGAAGAATTTACCCTAAAGTAACATATAATTCCGATTTTTATTCAAAAGCTTGTGTTGCTGGGATTTACCAACGAGAACAAGAAAGAGTTTCTTTAATGTTAGGAAAAAAAGCGAAAGAGTTGACTAAATCAAAAAATGTTTGTGTTGCTGGAGGTTCATTTTTAAATTGTAATTCAAATGAACAAATATTAAATTCAGGTCTTTTTGATAATTCATATTTTGTACCTCCTGCCGATGATAGTGGAATTCCTTTAGGGTGTGCTTGGTTTGCATACCAAGAATTAATGGATATCAAAGAAACTGAAATGTTTAGTCCGTATATCGGTAAACCATATTCAAGAATTGAAGTTATTGAAGCCCTAAACAAACACAATATTTTAAACTATAAAGAATATAATGACATACATGAATTAATTGATGGTATTACTGATGAATTATCTCAAAATAGAGTTATTGGGTGGTTTCAAGGAGGTTCAGAAATAGGTCCAAGAGCGTTAGGTAATCGTTCAATATTAGCATCACCAATCAATTCTTGGATGACAGGACATATAAATGCTGATATTAAGAAAAGAGAGTGGTATAGACCATTCGCGCCTGCAGTGTTATTTGACCATCAAAAAGATATTTTTGTATCGGATGTATATTCACCTTATATGATGGTAACAACAACTGTAAAGGAAGATTGGAGAACTAAAATACCAGCGGTAACTCACATTGATTATTCTGCAAGACATCAATCTGTAACTGAAGCAAGTAATTATAATTTCTATAAATTAATTGAAAGTTTTTATATTAAAACTGGTGTTCCTGTTTTACTTAACACAAGTTTTAACGGTCCAAAAGAACCTATTGTTGAAAGTCCTTATGATGCAATAAACACATTTCTAAATTGCGGTTTAGATTTTTTAGTAATAAATAATTTTGTAATAAGTAAAAATTAACTATGAGTTCCATTTATGGTTTTTTTGCAGGCTCACATAGTCCAGTTGTCTCATTAGTAAAAGACGGGGAAATAGTGTCTTGTATAGAAGAAGAAAGAATGACACGAATAAAGTCAGGAGATAATTATGACGCTTACCCCGAATTATCCTCAGATATAATCCAAAAATTTACGAAATTAAATATTGAAGATTCTGACTTTAAAGTTTTTGCCCAACCGACACCAGATAAATTTGCAAGTAGAATAACAGGTGGTGATTATGAAAAAGTAAGTCACCATGATTCTCATTGTTACGGAGTTTATTACACAAGTGGTATGGAAGGAAAAGTTATGACCATATCATATGATGGTGGTGGTGACTTTTCTGTTATGAAAATTTATTTGTGTGAGGACGGTAAAATGACTTTATTAAAGGATGATAGAATATCGGAATTTGGTAGTCTATCTCATTTATGGGGATTTAGTACTTCAGGTATTATGGGTTATGACAAATACGATGAAGGTGTTTGGAAAATGTGTAAGGACGAAGGTAAACTAATGGGTATGGCTCCAAATGGTCGTTTTGACAAAGACATTTATAATATGTTAAATTCTTGTATTGATTATGAAAATTTAAGATTTTTTCCATCTGGTACCGCAACAAAAACTAAATTTTTAATTGATTCAATGTACCGAAAAGGGTACTTCAACACTCAAGAAAAAAGAGAGATTTTTTCATATAACTTACAAAAGTTAACTGAGGATTTATTTTTAAAATTCTTAAATGATTTACACCAAATCTACCCTGACTATAAACAATTATGTTTTGCAGGGGGATTATTTGCAAATGTTAAATTAAACCAAAAAATAAACGAACTTGATTGGGTAGATGAAATGTTTGTATTTCCTGCAATGGGAGATGAAGGATTATCATTAGGTGCATGTATCTATAAATCAGTACAGTTAGGTGAATGGACAAAACCTAAACGACTTGAAAACTCTTATTTAGGGTTAAAATATACTAACTTGGATGTTGAGAGGGTTTCTGAACATTATTCATTTAATAAAAAACTTTACGTACCAAGTGAAATTGCTCACGATTTGAATGATGGTAAAATAATTGGATGGTTTAAAGATGGTTTTGAATATGGTCCTAGAGCTTTAGGAGCTAGAAGTATATTAGTAAGACCAACTGATGTTGGAGCTCATTCGGTTTTAAATAAAAGATTAAAACGAAACGATGTGATGCCATTTGCACCTATTATAATGGATGAACATTTTGAAAATGTTTTTGAATATTCTAAATCAAAATATTCTGCAGAATTTATGACAATTTGTTACCCAACTAAAGAATCTTGGATTAATAAAATACCTGCTGTAATTCAAAAATCAGATAAAACCGCAAGACCTCAAGTTGTTAGAAAAGATAAATTACCTAAGTTTTGGGAAATACTTAATGAGTATTATAAAATATCAGGAATTCCTTTGTTATTAAACACATCGTTTAATTCTCACAATGAACCGATTATTGATAACCCAATTCATGCGTTTGAAAAATTAAAAGAAGGTATAATTGATAAATTAGTAATTGAAGATTATGTATATTACAATTAACGAAGAAAAAATATCAATAGATTTTAATCCAAGTATTCATGTTACGGTTTCAGGACCTGATGACTATTATTACATTGAATTAAGAGAGTTTAAAAAAAACGAAGATAAATCTTTATATGTTGAAGGTTTTAGTATTACCGATAAAGAACATATAAGTGGTAGAAAATTTTTTAATTGTCCTATTGATTTTTACTATGATTTTGAGGTAACAATTTATAAATATGTTGATAAAATAGGGTTAGTTAAAATCTATTCTCATCGTTTTAATGATAACGGTAAATTAGTGTTATTCAACCTTGATACTTTAGATTATGATGAGTGTTTATTATGGATAGACCGTATTAAAGAGTATCAATTTAAACATGGTTGTAAAATCGCGATAAACTCTCACTTTAACCATATAAATAAAAGGTTTGACACTTTTTATTATACAAACAATATAGATTACTACAAAACATACAATATTGGTAGGTTTCCAAAGGCTAGTCGTGATTGGAGAACTATTGACCCAAGAAAAGAAGGTCTTATTTGGTTTGGTAATTGGAAAACTTTTTGGTCTTACCAACATCCAAAACCTTTTAAAGAATTATCAAGTCAGGAAATTATTGACGATATTTTGGGACTTTAAAATATTTTACCTACATTTGTATCAAATAAAAATCAATATGAATATAGGACAAGAATTCCAAGACTATTATGTTAAACATTTAGGTAAAAGCTCGTTAGATTTACACTACGCAGCAAACCAAATTGAATCGTCAATGACCCCATACATTTTGGAGGAAAGAGAAATGAGGGTAACTCAAATGGACATCTTTTCAAGATTAATGAGAGACCGTTTGTTATGGGTTGCAGGTCCTGTTAATGACCACATGTCAACAATCGTACAGGCTCAATTAATGTTCTTAGATTCAACAGATAAAGCCGATATTACAATGCACATTGATTCACCTGGTGGAAGTGTTAAATCAGGGTTATCTATGGTTGATGTTATGGAATATATTTCTTGTGACATTAGGACAGTAAACACAGGTATGGCGGCTTCAATGGGTTCAGTTTTGTTAGGTGCGGGAACAAAAGGTAAACGTTCATCATTACGTTTCTCTAAGACAATGTTACACCAATCATCAGGAGGAGCTTATGGTAATATCCAAGACGCTCGTATTAATATGATTGAGTGGGAAAAAACTAATAAAATTCTTTTTGATTTGTTGGGGTCTTATTGTGGTAAAACTGCGGAACAAGTTACTTTAGATGCGACTCGTGATTTATGGTTAAGCGCTGATGAAGCTCTTGAGTATGGTATTATTGACGAGATTGTTAAAACAAAAAAGAAGGGTAATTAACCCTTCTTTTTTTGAGATTTTGGAACACCCCCTTTTGTTTTAGTTCTCATTTATATTCAGGAACCTTCACTCCATGAATTCCTTTAACCTATGCGGTTTTTAGTTTCTCCTTAACCTTTTCGGCGTTATCGGTAAATTTACCAAATAGTCCGCAAACAGTACTTTCCAATCCTTCTTCTATTTTTTGAATGAAGCTACTACTTTTTAAGGCTCCACCTAATGTATTTCTAATTAAACTATATCCTGCCCCTGTATAACCCTTTTCGGTTTGCATTGACATAACCATTGCTTCAACTACAGATTCCGCAACTAATTTTGTCATTAATTTACAATCACTGAAAGCTTTTATTACATCTGATGGTCTTGATGTTAAATACGAAACTATAAAATTTGAAATAAATCCTTCACCAAAAAGAGGTTTTACAATTTTGTGAATCATTGGTTCAAACATTGTTTGAGTTGCATTCCCAAAAAATCCACCAAATATTGATTTTAAAACTCCACTTAAATCTTGTTCTGAAATCAAACCACTTTCTTGTAAGTAAGAAAGTTCTTGTAATAAATTAAAACTTAATTTAAGTTTCTTATCCTCAGATAAGTTATTAAAATCTTCTTCAGTCTTAATGTTTTCAACTATCATAGAAAGTCTACTCTTGATTATTTTTTGTTCAATCAATTGTTTTTCTTTTTTTTCTTTAGTTTCAATTAAAGACTTTTTAATTTGTTTTTCTAACATAAATGTAAATTATTTTAATCTCCATTGAGCGTCATCACCATAAGACGATGGACCACCTGGTTTAACTCCTCTAAGAATATTTACATAATCATCAACTTTACTAAAAACTCCTCCCCATTGACCTTCAAATTGATTTGAACATGCTTGAACTTTTTCTTTCATAGCATTTAATGTGTTTGGTTCAATTTTCTTTTTAGTTTTAAATGCCATGTAATAAGCTTCAACCGCTGTTTTACAATCTGCCTTACTTTGTGGTGTTTGGTCAGTAACTGCGTCTTTAAATGCCGCTGTAATGTCAGCGTTATTAACTGTGTTTGGTGGGAAATACATATAAAAATCTTCAGAGAATAAACCTTCAGATTTTGGACTAACTAATTTTCTTGTCCAAGTTTTTGCTTGTTCTGCATCAACTTCACCTTCTAATTTAGCACCTTGAGCTTTCCATTTTTCAACAACTTTTTGTTGTCTCTCATCTAACGCTCCCGCAATACCTGCTCCTGAAATTCTTCTGTAAAGTGTAACGCCATTCACAACTTGTTTTTGATACATTTGCGGATTGTTAACATTTGCATCAGTATCGGTAATATCTTCTCTTTTTTTCCATCCACCCTCTTTTTGAGTTAAGTCAATGTTAGTTTGTGCGGTTTGTTGAGCTTGTGCTTGATTTGCTTGAGCCTGTGCCGCTTGTGATTGATTTGCTGCAATATTTGTCTGATTACATTCCCATTTGTTAGTTGCAGTTTGGAATGTTCCATCAGCACCAACAGTACCGTATGTAAAATCAACAAAGAAATATCTAAATTTTCCAGGATTTTTTGTGCTCTCCTGTTTAATTGCAAATTGTTTGTTTGGATTTTTTGAATTCATACGAACAACCACACCATTTTTAACACAACCACCATCAACAAACTCTTGTAATTTTTCTTGAGTTGTTTTAGGTTTTGGTGGTGCTGGTGTTCCCGCAGCGGGAGGATTAACCTGCTCTTTCAACGCTTGGTGCATTGAAAGTATTCTATTTGCTTCGTTTTCTTCTATTATAAATTTCATATTTTAAATTTTAAAAGTCTGTACTTGATGGGTCTGTAACTACAACTTCTCCACTAATTTCAGGTTTAGCCTTTTCACATATCGCATCAACATCAGCATCTTTGAATGTGGTATAACCTAATTCTTTAAGTTTTGTGTTGGTTGCTTTACCCCAAGCTCCGTCATCAGTAAGTCCAAGACACGCTTGTACTTTTTTAATCATTGGTGATTTACAGTATAACTTATATGTTCCACTACAATCGGTATAAGTCACTTTAGGTTTAGGTTTCGGGTTTGGCGTTGGTGTATTACCACCACCTCCTCCGCCAGTATTACCTCCAGTTAGCGAACTATCATCAAATTGTTCAGTTAACTTTTTTTTTTGAATTGACTCAGCAACTAAAGTTACTTTAGACCCATTACAAGATACTTTTTGACCTGTTGAAGTTCCGTCTGCCTTTTTAACTCTACCATCAGAATATACTTGATATTGACTACCTGAAGTACCTTTAATTAAAATGTACACATAATTATTTGCATTTTTATTAACTACTTGATTAACATTAGAGTCAGAATCAAAAATACATGGAAATGATTTTTTAAACCAATTGATATTATATTGTTCTGTACTAGCAACCGCCAATTTAGTTTGTTTTTTAGTTCTATATTGCATTGCCGCAAACGTTTCCATTAATTCTGCTAATTCTTCGTCATCTAAATCGTCAACTAACGCTTGTGCAAAATCACCATAACCTAAATCTTCAAACTCTTTTTTGATATTACATAAGTCATCAAAATTACCCGCATTCATTGTTGCTGCTTGTTTTCTCCATAATGAATCGTCAGTTCCACCCATGAATCCCAATGTTTGATAATTAAATGCTCTGTTAAACGCCGATGCAATTGCTGCGGCATCTAAAGTACCTTCCGCTTCTGGTCGACCACTACAAGCTTTTAATATTTTACTGATTGATTGTTCAGTTGCAGTATCAATAGAATCTTCTTTAATTAAAGATTTTAATCTTTCTTGATTTTCCGTTAATGTTGTTGAAGGGTCATATCCCATCATTAGTTTTGCTCTTTTTAAAGCTTCCTTTGGGCTATAATTAGGTTGTATCATAATCTTTTTTTTATTATAAATATATTGTTCTTAACAATAAATATCATTTATTACCAAATTTGATTTGCGGCTCCTCTGGTAAGTCCTGTTTCCCATTTCTCACCTGATTTGGTTAATGGATTTGCTTTACCTCTTTTTAATGGATAAGAGTCCGCCCATTTTGGAACACTTCCTCCACCTCCACCTGATGATGGTGCGGGTGATGAAGCGGCTGGTGCGGCATCTTGTTCTCCCATTTCTTCTTTTGAATCATCCATAGATGAGTACTTATTAAAGAAGTCTATTAAAAAATCTACATCTAAATTCATATGAATAAATATTTTGTAATTAGAAAAAACATAATTATATTTGTCCCATGAGAAGATTATATTTTATTTTAGTGTTATTGTTCGCATTATCATCATGTGAAAAGTATGTTACAGAAATTAGTGACATTACTTTAAGTGGAAAATACGTTGTTTCAAAATTAGAAATCACAAGTGTCGACCAAAACACTAGTCACGATTCATTATATACTATCGGTAGCGTATATGTTAATAATGCATTACCTGACCCTTTTGATTCAATACCAATAAACCATTTTTATTTACACATGGACTATTCAACTATTAGATTAAATCAAATAGGTGTAACTCCTACAGGTAATGATATTTGGCAGTATGGTGTTTCTCCAAATGAAATATTTTATAGAGTGTTAGGTAATCATTCATATAATAATGGATTTATTCAGTTTGATTATGTGACCAATGACGGTTCATCAAGAACAATTACATTTTTAATTGAGGATGATGGATTTGAGTCATTACAACTTAAAAGTGAGGGTGCGTGGTTTCACGGCAAATATGGTGAAAAACAAGTAATGACTTTAGGTCTTACAAGAGTTGGACCTTAATAAAATTCAGGTTTTGGGAGTGATTTTGGATTTATTTCATAATACTCATTTAAAAACGAAATAAGTTCATCTTCGTCCAGTTCAATTTTAGGTTCTTCATAAATGTCAACTTCATCTTCAAATTCTTCATCAAAGAATCCAAATTCATCCGCCTCAAGAATAAAACCATAATCTTGTGATACTGAATAATCAATATTGTCAATTCTGAGAACATCATCACTATCATCAATAGTTCTGAAAGAAACTTCTAATATGTTTGACTCTACATTTAAGAAGTATGATATAATTTCTTTAATTTCCATAGTTAATTCAATTTATAATGAAATATTAGAAAGTAGAGCAAAAGACATAATTTATTTTAAATAATAACCATTTTTTTTCAAAGATTAATTTCTATATTTTAAGTATTAATACAACATTACATGAGATTTAATTCTTTAACCATTGACAATTTTTACTCTAACCCATTAGAAGTTAGAGAGTTTGCTCTTAAACAAGAGTTTAAAGTTAGAGGTAACTACCCAGGTCAACGAACTGTATCATTTTTAAATGACTCGATTAAAAATAAAATGAGAGACATTCTTTATCCATTTGCAGGAGAGATTACTTGGTGGGGAGGTGAATATACAGGCTCATTTCAATATACTACCGCCTCGGATAGGTCTTGGATTCACTCCGATTCAACTACTGATTGGGCTGCAGTATGTTATTTAACTCCAGACGCTCCTGTAACAGCAGGAACAGGTATTTTTAGACATAAAAAAACAGGTTGGATGAATTATGACTATAAACGAGAAAATGAACCAGGGTATGTTGAGCAAGCGCCGCCAGGACATGATATGCAAGATTATACCAAGTGGGAGATGGTTGATAGGGTTGGGAATGTATTTAATAGATTGATTATGTACAGAGCTGATAACTATCATGTGTCTTTAGATTATTTTGGTAAGGACATGCATGATGGAAGACTATTTCAAGTATTCTTTTTTAATACTGAACGATAAAACAAAACCCCGAATATTCGGGGTTTTTTGTTAATCTAATTTGGCGTTTAATACAATTTCAGGATTTAATTTAAATAATAAATCTGTAATACCTTCAGGACACATACAATATCCGTCAAGTGTTGAAGTAACTAATCTTTTTCTTTTAAATGCTAAAATGAAAGGTTTAAATTCTTTAACTTCTTTCATCCATAGTGATTGTAGTGGGATTCCAATCATATCTAAAAAATCTATACTATCTTTAATTTCTGATTCATAGTAAGGTACGTCATAAATGTCTAATATAGACCTCATCATATGACCTTCTCTACCATATTCATCATCTCTAAATATTGAAAAGATTGCCGCAATACCTGTTGTATCTGACATAGTAAAATGCCAAATATAGTATTCGTTTTCTTTACTAATTCGTTCGTAATCTTTTGTAGTAATCTTTTCCCTAATCATGTTACCTTAAATTTGCCCCGCAAAGCCAAGTAACTAAAGATGTTCTAACACCTGAAGTTAATGGTGTTACTCTATGTAATAAAAATGATGGGAAAAAACAAACTAACCCAAGTTGTTTGGGTACACTAACAATGTTAGACCCAAGGTTCATTTGTAATTCTCCTCCTTCATATTCTTCAGGGTCAGAAAGTTGTAGAACAACTGATAATTTTCTATTTGAAAGTCCTGGTCCTAAATCAGCATGCCAATCATAGTGACCACCATCTCCATAATAAGTGGTATATTGTAGTAAATCTTGATACCCCCAGATATCAAAGCCCCACATTTCTTTATTTGCGATTCTTGCGTAATTTGAAAGTTTTTCATATATCCATGAGGTTTCTTCATTTTCTTCAAGCCAAGCAATATCACTAATTCTATATTCACTGACAGTACTGTCGTCATCCGAACCTGTTGCGGCAGCTTGTTTTGGGTATTTATCCCCAATTTCTCTAATTTTTATAATTTCACTTGGAGTGAATGCTGATGCGAAATAATAGTAATTAAAATGATTTACATTATTTCTTTGTTCTGAGATGAAATGATTTGATGACATTTTTTTAAATTTTATTATTATAATTATAGTGTATGATTCCTGTCAATTCAATATTAAAAATATTTTTATGAAAAAAAACTCAAGAACTTTTGACGCATTCATCTTTAGAGGTGAATTAGATTTATTAAAATTTAGATTAACAGAGTTAGACCCGTTTGTTGATTTTTTTATTATAGCAGAACTTGATTCAGATAAGAAAAACTCAATTTATTTAAATAATATTGATATGTTTAAAAAATGGAAGAAGAAAATATCACATATTTTTATTAACGATGTTAATATCACTTATTCAAATAAAATAGTTGTTGAGTTTGTTAATTTTAGTCCTGAGTTTGAGGACATTTTGGTAATATCTGAAATAAATGAAATTCCTGATTATACAAAAAAAGATGAAATTTACGAATTGTTAAAATATCATCCAGTAATTTTAGAACATCAAAACTTTGTGTGTAATATTGACCATACTGATAATAAATGGGTTAACGGTTCTGTTGTTTTTACATTCAGCTCAATTTTAGTTAAAAAAGAGATTATAAATGAAACTTATATTAAAAAATTAAATTTATTTGGGTTTCATACCGAAAAATTAAAATGTGGGTGGAAATTTACAAATTTTGATGGATTATCAAATTCAGAGTTTAACCTTGAAAATAAAACATCTTTAATTGATTTTAACCCTGTGACAACATATCCATTATTTGAACGTAATAGTAACGTTATATTACCCAAAAACATTGATTTGTTACCTTATAATAAAATTGGTAGAGAAACAACAAAGAAACATTTATTTATATGTGAATCCAAAATTGAGTCTATTGAAAAATTAGAAAATGTTTATGATACAGTATCAATCATAGAATTTAGTGAAAATTTAAATGAAGTTATTTGTGAAAAAATAACAGATAAGGTTACAAAAAGTGTATTGTACTTACCAAACAAAGTTTTATACGGTAGTTACGATTTATCAAAATTCTACACACAATATAAGTTAAATGAGATAAACAGAATGATGTGTACCGTATTCCCACAAAAACAAGACTTGATAAAAATAATCTTTAATGATTCAATCCTTTTATAAAAAAACCCCTCTTTTTGGAGGGGTTCTTATTTTAATTAAATCTATTCATTCTATTAAACATTTCTGTTATTTTGTTTTTCTGAGTTAAGAAAGATTCTTTTAAATCCTCATCAACTTCTTCAAACTCTTCTTCTCTTTTTGGAGAATGTTTTGAACCCCCGCCCCAACTTGAATGTTGGTATGGTCCTGCAATTCCAGGTCCATTACTGTCAAAATCATATGGTCTTTCCATATCACCATAAACACCCTGAACACCAGACACGTCTTGTTCTTCCATCTCTCTTTGTTTTTTAATGTTTGAATATACTCCAATTACTTTAGAGTCTCTACCATCAAAGTCGTCCCTATCGTCATCAGCCCATGCAGATTCCATTGCTTCATATTCATACATTTTTTCAGGGTCATATCCGTACATATCATCTTCCTCTAACTCATTAACAGGATACCCATCAATTGGTCCATTTGATTCAAAATCATAAGCTGATTCAACATCTGATACATCCATATCACCAACATTTCCACCTTGTTCTTCAATTTCATCTGTAACTTCAGACGCATTAATATCTTCGTACCCATCGTCTTCGTTATCAGGGTCATCAACGCCATCTTGAGTGTAAGATGATTCATAATCTTGAAAATCGTCATCGTCTTCGTATAATTTTTTATGCATTCCCTCAAAAGTATCAACATCATTTGATGGACCTTCAATATAATCAAACCCTGCTGTTGGGTCTAAATCTTCTTCATCGTAGATATCATCCAAATGACCTGTCTCTTCTTCCATGTATCCTGAACCACATTCATTACAAACACCTTCATACATTTCTCCACCACATTCACACATTTCAGTATCATCTTCATTTTCTTGTTCTAACGCCATTAATATTTCTGGATTTGACAATACAAAATCTTTTGCTTTGTCAATAAAACTTGAACCTTCAGAATCATCTTCTTCCATATGGCCATAATTACATTCACAAACGCCATCCATAATCATGGAACCGCACTCATCGCAAACTTCTTTAGTTTCAACTTGTTCGTTGATTCCCATATTTGTGTATTTTTTAACTTCACCCTTATTATTAACAACTAATCCTTCTTTGTCTCCCGCAAAATCATATACGGTTAAAGGCTGAGTATTGGATACTTGCGGTTGCATTGTTTGGTATCCATTGTATAAACTTTTATGTTGGTTTAAAATATCTGACTTTTCAGCCGCAGATAATTGACCTAATCCAAAATATCCTCTCATAATTTTTTTATTTATAAATAGTTGTAAAACTTTGTTTTTATTTGACATAGAGAAAAATAGTATTTATGTTTATACCATGAATAAAAATTTTAATATTGACGAGCAAGCCGAAGGGGCAATTATTCTTGACGGATTTGACGACGCTATTGTTGGAATTGTTGAGGAATTTGGTAATAGTCCAAGAATCTTATATTCAAAAAACAAGATTATATACACTTTACAAGATAGAGATGGTATGAGTTGGTCAGAAGCTGAAGAGTTTTATGACTTTAATATTTTAGGTCTTTATGCTGGAGAACAAAATCCAGTTTTTTTAATTACAGAATAATTCGTACATTTGTCGTATGAATATATTTTTCCTAGATTATGATGTAAAAAAGTGTGCTCAATATCATGTTGACAAACATGTTGTTAAAATGATATTGGAAACCGCACAACTTTTATGTGGTGTTCATCATGTAACCGCACATGATACCGCACATGTACCGTACAAGTTATCACACAAAAATCACCCATGTTCTATTTGGTGTCGTGAGTCATTGTCAAATTATTTGTATTTGTGTGAGTTAGGATTGGAATTGTGTAATGAATACACTTACCGATACGGTAAACGACACAAATCACAAGATGTGATTGAATGGTGTTTAATTAATAAACCAAACATTGCTGACATTGGATTTACTGAACCTGCAAAGGCAATGCCTGACGAGTTTAAAGTAAAATCAGTGGTTCAATCATATAGAAACTACTATATGGGGGCAAAATCAGGGTTTGCAGTATGGAAAAATAGAGAGAAACCTTTTTGGTTTGAAAAAAAAGTATTAGATTTGTGTTATGATTAAGATTGATAAAGATTTCAAAGGTGATGTGTGGATTTTTTCTGACCCACACTACAACCACAAAAATATATGTCGTGGTACGACAAACTGGCGATTGCCAGATGGTTCCGTTCCGATTTCGCAAACTCGTGATTTCCAAACATTGGAAAAAATGAATGCAACAATCGTCAATAATATAAATGAGAATGTAATGCAAGACGACATTTTAATTTGTCTTGGAGATTGGAGTTTTGGTGGGTTTGAATCTATCAAAGAATTTTGGGACCGAATTGTTTGTAAAAACATTTACCTTGTTCTTGGTAATCACGACCACCATATTGAGAACAACAGACAGGGATGTCAAGGTTATTTCAAAAGTGTTACACATTACAACACTTTAAAGATTGACGAACACACATTCCGTTTGATGCACTACCCAATCAGTTCTTGGGATGGACTTAACAAAGGGGTTATGCACCTTCACGGTCACTGCCACCTTCCAACCAATTTAA